GACCCTCGGCATGCATCGTGAATATCCGATTCTCAAATAGTTCGCACGATTCTTTGTATGCATCTTCTATACTACATTTTGACTTGTCTAATCTATATGTTAGACATCTATCAAAATCATACCCAGTTAATAAGTCGGCTTCACGAACGATATGATATGCATCTTGATAAATACCTAAATCAGGAAAACCATTCGCTTTTACTTTGGAATAGGACATGGTAGAAATAATATCTTTTACTGCATTTATTTCAAACGCCTTCACTGATGTTACGGAGTTCAGTCGCTCACCTTCGCTAGCGCTTCGGCTCGCTTCAGATTTATCAATAGTATTATTTAAAAAATCTACAATCTCTTGTATTCCTTGCTCCTCATCCATATATTTTTTATCACACATATCATGCAAAATAGCAGAAATGTAAATAATTCTTTCATGTAACAATAAATGTGGTTTTATTTTTACTTCATCGTCATAAATATTTTTTGCATAATGTAATACGTTTATACTGTGAATCAAACCATGTGATGAATCTATATTATGTTTTGCACATGTTTCCATTACAAAATGAATCATTTTTGTTATTAACGACATTTTCAAAATAGTTTGGTATTTATATATTATTTATATATTATATTATAAAATAATATATAAAGTTTTATATGATTTTGCATCTTTATTTATATTTTTTACTATTCTAAAGTATGATATAATATTGCGAGTTTTGTAAGATTTTGAATATACTTCATTGTTTTTTGTTGGTCGTCTGGTGACATCATTTTAACTGGATTACGGAGACGGTCAATGGCTTCCATAATTTTACTTGCGTTTGCCGTTTTATTTAAATCTTCCACATAATTCTTTTCCATAAAAAAACGAATATCTCCCGCTTCAATTGTATCCTTATATTTTGCAACAATATGTGAATGCCAAATGCCAATAATAATCTTTGGATTCGCTTTGCGAATTAGACCAAGAGAATTTTTTGCAGTTAAAATATCAGGGTCCTTTGGAAAAACATTATGTATATCTGTTAGAAATTCCATAAAATGGTCATTAAATGCGGATAGAATGGTAGATTTTTGGCTTGCCATTGTTTATTACCTAGTTGTTATTTTTCTATATTTGTATAAACTAAAATATCTAAATTCATTTATCATTAAATATAAATATAGATATAGATATAAATATAAATATAAATATAATTTTTATGTCGCATACATAAGGCCGCAATTTCCCCCCACAAAGGTAACCACGTTAATTCGTTCTTCAAATAGAACCATATTAAAGTTGTAATCATAAATTCGCCATGTTGGTTTGTTAATGCCAATTACATTTCCAGTTTGCGGGTCACAAATCGTCAATGATTGGGCTAGCGGATCTAGCGGTGGATTAATTGTCACCATTTCTAAAACAATGTTATTAAACCGGTTCATATTAATGGCGCCTGACGGTTGAAGTATCAAATTGGATGATTCCAGGCAATAATTATAGCAATATAAACCATCTGGCGCGTTGCCGCTTGTGCGATTATATTTTTCAATATAATTATATACACCTGCGGGTTGCGTATTCTCTCTATAAGACCCATCCAATAAAATAGAAAAACTAATCAATATATTTTTTTCATTTTCTGCGTTATAATTTCCCGTAATCATCCAGCCGGTTAGATGACCATTCGGATTTACACCCGGGCCAATTGCAACATATACTATACTACCGTCTGGATTTGTGCGTATTATATTTAAGCTTCCGTCAGTGGATGCAGGTACAATATCTTGAGGAATATAATTATATGGCCAATTCGTATAATTGCTCCATTCATTACGTAGATTTGCATCACTGCGTTGAAAATAAAATAAATAGGAACTAATCATTCCTACCGAGTCCAAATCTATTTTATTTGAACCGGTCACATTATAAAATTTCGCCTCACGTACTTGTTTGAAAAGATATTTCTGTTCATTTAATGCAAAGATACGGGATTCTTCATTGGATAGAAAACAATAGGTGCAATTCAAGTGAATATCTGCGTTCCAAATAGTACGTTGGTCTGTATAAGAATTTATACCTAATTCAATATCAGGTGGGGTTTGTAAAAAACGATAGAATTGCATATAATATAAATTAAAATTGGGTGCTACATATGGATAATTATTCAACGAATCATACACATCACGAATTTGAAATAATTCAAAAATTGGGCGCATAGTGACATTTATATGCAGCTCATTGTATTGAAGAGAAATCAACGGGAATGCCATTTGCGTTTTCAAATTGAACCACGCATTTAATGGAATATATAATGTGCGTCCGCGAATAGATGGCTCTGCACCCACCGGATTTGTTGTATAATATGCATTTGGATAAGCATTCACACGGGCTCCGGCATTGGCCGGATCATTTATTTCCGGAACATTTCCAATCATTTTATCAAAAAGAGCCTTTTTATCAGAAGAAAAATCGCGCTGAACCGCGGCTAATAGATATGCTCCCGAAAATTCTTGAATTGTTTGGTTTCCGCAAGTAATAGTAATTTTGGAAATCATTTGTGCTCCCAAATTTTCAATCCAGCGAAATTCATAAGGAATCCATTGACTATTATTTGCGTTATCTGGATTAATATCCGTTTCATTAGGGGGTATAATAGGACTCCAAATATTGGGCAAATCTACCGACAAATAACAGTCCATTAATAAATCCGCATAGCGAGGTATCTTAAATGTAAAAGTGGATTCTTCTGATAAACGCAATGTTTTAGCTCCTTCAAAATCTACTCTAAATTTTTGTAGTCCAAAGTTTGTATAATGTGCATAGGATGATTTAAAAAATGTTTTTGATGGGTTTCCATTTAATATAATATTTTGTTGGCCTTGACTCACCAATTGAAGTAATCCTCCAGCCATGACGTAATATAATATACAAGAATATATTATATTTATATATTAACCCATGAAATATTAATTCAATTCATAAAATTCATAAAAAATGTAGTATTGTAGTAAAAAATAATGTATTATAATAAGTTAATAATGGCTGATAATAACGGACCTTCTACATCTACATTTCATAATATGATAGATAATATTAAGAATATAAATTTACAAAGCTTATTACTTAAGGAAAATTTTATGTCTATCGCTCTTTTTGTATTATTTTTATTAATTTTGATTGCTGTACTTGTATATTATTTTATTATGAAAAATCTTTCATCAAAAGAATGTAAAAAAATGGATAAATTATATTCCGATTTAGATACAAAAATTCATTCATTAAATGCAAATGACCCGAATTGCAAATACTCTTTACGAGATTATTACATTAAAACATCATACAATTGCTGTAGTGCCGGTTCTTATACAAATGATTTTGTTGATATTTGTTCTTTAAAAAATGTTTTACGCCAGGGTGTCAGAGGATTGGATTTTGAAATTTATTCTATTAATGATAAACCAGTTGTAGCAACTTCCTCCGTACCAAGTTATTATATTAAGGAAACCTATAATTATGTTGATTTTGGAGATGTCATGAATTGTATTAGCAATTATGCATTCTCTAGTTCAACGGCTCCAAATCCACAAGACCCTATCATTTTTCATTTACGATTTATGAGTAATAATCAAAAAATGTTTGATGCTTTGGCGGCATTATTTTTTAATTATGATTCGCTCTTTTTAGGTTCGCATTCTAGTAATGAAAATGAAACCAATAATGTAAAACAAAATTTTGGAACAACTCCAATACAATCTTTAATGGGAAAAATTATTGTTATTGCGGATAATACCAATAAAAGTTTTTCAGCCAATTCGGAATTTTACGAATATGTAAATTTAACTAGTAATTCTATATTTATGCGTGCATTAAACTATTACAATGTTAAAAATACACCAGATCTTACTGAATTGCAAGAATATAATAAACAAAATATGACGATTTCTATGCCAGATATTTCCACAAAACCGGTAAATCCTAGCGGAATTATATGTAGAGAAACTGGGTGTCAAATGCTTGCTATGTGTTATCAATTGAACGATGTATTTTTGCAAGAAAATAATCAATTTTTTGATCTAGCTGGTTATGCATTTGTATTGAAACCGGAAAATTTGAGATATAAAGAGGTGACTATTGCTGCACCAACTGCACCAAACCCGGCGTTATCATATGCAACGCGAACTGTTAGTAGTGATTATTATTCTTTTAAGATTTAGAATTTACAAATGTAAGAACTCTGGAGCGATCCGAAGCCTTAAGTGTAGCAAAAGGCGCCGGTGAGCGACTTAACTCCGAAGGCGATAGCCGAAGGAGTTTGAACCAAGACATATTTACGAGGTAAGAATGCGGTTGTAAGACGAATCGCATCATATGATACAAAACTACGAAAATTAAATTTATCATTATTTGGATTAAAAGAAAGCTTAAAAAGATATGAAGCCATTATTTAATGAAAATAGTTATATATACTAATCCTTTTTTAGAAAACAGTGGTGGTATTACCGCACTTTATAATTTAGCAAAACAT